TTCTTACTGCCTCTCCTGCATTTGATGCTAAGTATCCCACTCGTCTAACGTCTAGGTTAGAGCTATTTTGCCTACCGTATGTAATTCCCGTGCCAGGTGACACATGAGAATCGACAGACTTCTGATCAAAGAAAAAGTAATGTCTAGTGTTTGGTCTTAATCCAGTTACTAGAACTTTAATTTGTTGTCTTCTCAGATACGGCTTCATGTTTATATCTGTAATGAAGTTGCCTACCTCTTGATTGAGGGAGCTTGTAGAACTCGCAAGACGAGTTTGGCTGATGGTCTGGGTAAACTCTCCCATTATAACTCTACGTCTTGGTCGATTTGTTCCAGTACGCTCTTCGCCTATTATAGCCTCTGTGGTAAGAGGCATAAACTCTTGAAGATTGTCCACAAGATCCAACATAGGACCAGCGATATCTATTTCAATATTTACAGCAGGATTCTGAATCACATCATACCCAGATGTGAACGGAGGATCGATAACTGCTTTACCCTCAAAGCTGTAGAAGTTTGATACACAGTTTCTAAAGTTTGTTGCGTACGGCTGTGAGATAACCTCTACCTTAGTGCCGGTGTCTGCTAGTGTTATGACATCCGGAAACGCAGTATTCACTCCACTGCCACTTCCTACTTTTAAGTCTACTGGAAACTGTGTTACTGCAGGAGTAGCTACGGTTCTACCATTATCAATTGCAGCTCTAAATTCTGGATCTCGAATATCTGCAATATTTAAGTCACGAATAGAGTCTGCTAGAATACCGTTCTTGAATCTATTCAAGCCGTTGCCATCTCTAATTTCAAGATTGCTAGTTTCTTTCTCAAGTAGACTCAATGAAACTATGTCGATCAAGCCGTCTATTTTCTGCTCGATCTGTCCAATATCTTTCATTGTATAGTTTTTAGTCGATACGCTACTGACGGTAATCTTGTCTTCCCCAGAGATTTCGCTAGTGTTACCGGGAATTGTAATATTACCAATTGCATAAAGCTCTCTAGAGGTGGGCACACTAGGATTCTCATCTTCTCCACCCTTGAGTAGAGTTATGTTAGAATATTCGTCTAGTACCACACTGTCTATTCTAGACATATAGTATGTTTGATCGCCCATAATGGTTGCAGAATTAGCAGGCGCTATTCCTCTTGATATTGATAGTGCTAAAGGATTGGTAGACAGTACTGTGGGTGCACCAGCCGAACCCAAACTAGGATTAACGGCATCAGTCGCATATGGTCTGAAGTCGTAAGAATCAATTAAGTTATGCTCAACCAAAGACTTTGACGTGTAGTTGTGTACTAGATTTTTGCTAGTGACGTTGGCGTAACTGTTTGCAGTGAGATATCCACCGCTAACAGTAGATGTTCTCTTCAGATATCTAAACTCGATAAGTAGATTGCTATTGGCTAGTGTCTCTCCCGCATAAAGAGTGATATAGGATCTGCCATAATACCCGTCTTTCTGATTTCTAACAAGTCTGAACTTAGACGTAACGTCTAGTGATCCTGCTGCGCCGAAATTATCTTTAACGCTTACGATCTCTACTGCATTAGAAACACCTAGATGTCCACCGTTAGCTGTATCATAAACAGTCTTAACGAAAGCTACAGTCTCGGCTAGAGTGTCGTGTGCCACGTTAGTCTCGACGACACTGTAATATAGCACTTCTCCGTCAGTGGCTGAGAGTGTTACATTGACATTATTGCCAGCGTACAAAGCAGTAGCCGTGATAATTTGACCACCACTGTCGAGCGCATAGATGTCTGTTATCAGAGGCTTCTCTGTAGCTGTGCCAGTGAGTGTGAGTGTGGATGAAGACAAGCTGATAGATGTGTCTCTAACTCTCTTAACTACTGAGACGTTATCGATAGAGCTGATTCCATTCTTGCCTGTATCGAAGATCATTGATCCTTGGGCAGCATCGAAAAGTTTTCCACTATTCGTCAACGTGGTTATTCCCACTTTAGTGATAGCCGTGACTTCTTGGCCGACATTCTTAACTATGCCGTAAACATATATCTTGCCTGGTGTGACATTCGCCACTGAGCAAGTGCCTATGACCGTAGACCCATTCAATAGATTATATCTTGATCCGTCAAACTCATAATTATCTAGTACTGCTTCTGCATCTGAGTTGTATGTGAAGTATTGACCGTAGCTTACTCCGGTGTGTTGTAAAGTCTTGCTCTGTGTTGCAGTCACAGGTGGGATAAGTAGTTTAGTAGGCGATACGCCGATAACTTCTTTACCGTAAACGTATGCCTTACCGGGTGACACTACCGCATATGCGCTATTGCCCTCTTTCTCAAGAGATACTTTAAGTCCGTTGACTACATAGTTTCCAGACTCCTCATATGTTCGTCTAGCCAACTCTTTGTTGACAGTGTTGAATTCGGTAACGTCACGAATACGAACAGGCTTACCTTCCACATATCTAATTAAAGCAAAGAACTCTGTTGGCTCTGAAGCCGTATTATATGATACAAGGGTAGGAACAAGCTGAAGTCTGTCGGCGCCTGGCGCATTCTCGTTGTTGAAGCCTGATGCATTATCTAGAAGTGTTGTATCAGCATCGGAGTCGATAATATTTTCTTTAACTGTAAAACCAACAGATACTGTACCAGGAGTATTAGTGTACTTCGACACAATAATAAATTGGTTATCTACAAAGATGAAATGTCCTTTCTGATATATAACACCCTCTTCACACGACACACCGAAAGATTTACCGACATGATTAGAAACACTAGCTACGGTTACGTCACCAACTAGGTTTTCAATCGAATCTCTAATCTTAAGATTTTCTCCTTGAAGAAATTGCTTAACATCTGTTTGATTGTCCTGAGAGGTGTTCAAGTACTTAATGAAGAAAGTTTTTAGGTTAGGATCTTGAGTTTGGAATCCTGGTTCACCTTTCACAATCTCAGCTTTCAGTCCAGACGTTAAGCCAGTGATAGTGTAAGTACTTTTCGTCCCATCATTATTAGCGATCTGGTCATAAATTGAAGGATCGGTAAAGCCTGTTTGGTCATTCAGCTTCACGTAGAAAAGGTCGTCACGAGCAGTCATGTTAATGCCGCTTATGATAGTTCCTTCTTTGTATATGTTAGAACCAAACCTCTCTACCTGTTTTTGCAGAATTGTTTGAAGCTGAGTTAGCTCTCTAGCTTGAACAGCCTTTGCGGGCTTGAACAAAACACGGTTGAACTGCTTCTCTTCATTGAAGTCATCGTAATACGGATCTACGTTTAAATCTGTGTTAATACCCATGGGCTATATTCTCTTTCCTTAAAAGTCGAATGTGAACTTTACTTTTTCTATTGTGCTTGCATACCTTGGAATAGGAGCAAAGTCTATGAAGTGTAGTAGTTCTCCACTATACGGGTCATAGTCTCCGTATTCAATAGTATTTATACTGATCGTAGTGGCGTTGGATGAAGATGGGGTACTTTTTATTCTTATATTTCCTATCTGTACCTTACTCTCAAAGTCTCCATAATAGTCTACTAGATAAATTTTTGTGTTAGTTGTTCCATCGTACACACTATCATGCACTTTAGCCGTTATAATCTCTTCCTCTTCATCGGCCGATATAGTATCAACAGCATAAGAAACTTTGCCGATTTTATCTAGACCCACCGCAGGAGTCGATACAGATACAAATGTTGTTCCCAGAGTAGCAGAGATAGTGCCAATCCCTAGAGCATCCCATTCGCTATTCGATAAGTTACCAACGTCAGTGATGACATAATTCTGACCACCAACAATATCTTTAACATCTATTGTTCTGATATATTGCTCGAACACAGTATCAGCAGGAGCTTCGGATGTCTTGTCACCCGATACTGTCAAGACTACACGGTTATCAAACGACTCTGGAATAGTGGAAGCTCCTGTATTGTCAGTAAACGTAGGATTCTTGATTAGTCCTACTTGAGTGTATGTGTTACTATTAGGAATAGATTCAGACTCTCCGGAAAAGTTGGTTACGATAGATAGTCTACTCATAGCCATCTCGTCGATAGGATTAGAGCCGTGGCCGCCTCTAGGAGAAACTATAGCACGTAAAATCGTTACGCCGGGTGTGGTCAGACTTTTAGGATAGATAACCTTTGCAGAAGCAAATTTATATTCAGTACCCTTAGTCTCAAATGCGACCCTAGTAAGTGTTCCGAACTGATCTATAACGCCGTAAGCTTTAGCTCTAGTTCCGCTTAATGTACTAGAACTAACTTCTATCTTAGGCACTAGTTGAGCTAGGCCTTGCTCGAAATTGTCAGTACCTTTTACAACAACACTTATCTCTTTTGATGAGTCGTTTGTTTTAGAGGATATAACGTCATAAAGTTTACCTGCTGTTTCGCCTGTGCCCGACCTGAAGTACATATATTTGTATGCATCGAGGTCTTGATATAAACTTCTACCGAGTTTGTCAGTAACACCCAACACTAAAGTCGTCGTGTTTTCTGTGACACTAGTACTCTTAAGAAGAACATTAGACGAATTCGCTTGGCTGTCTGCTTCGCCAAATAGATATTGGTTAAACAGTCCAGTAGGAGTACTATTAATAATAATCTGAGATATATTCTCTCGGGCATTAGCGATGACATTTACGTCACCGTTTGTAGTAGGTAGGGGCAAGCTGTCCACATTTCTATATACGGCTACCTCGTCGGAGCTTACTGTGAACATATATTGCCAAATATATTTATCTTCAGTCTCAACAGATTGATAGTTGGTTGTAGTGAATTGGACAATAACAGACTGTGGACTAACGGTAGACTCAGACCCATTATTATTTTCTATACACTTGAATACTAAATAGTCGCCTTCTGTGTTACGTATCGTGACTATCATGTTTAAGTTTTCGATATTCGCCGTATCGTCGAACGAGTCATATTTCGTTCCTGTAGTCCAATCGTTTTCGTAAAACATATATCTTGCGGATGATTCTTCAATCTTATTGCCGAATATAACCTTTCTCTGAAAGCTTCTCTTAGATGTCTGCGTGTTTGTTATTGATGGCACTCCATCTATTGATGGTAGAGCGGTGGACGCCATAATATAGTAGTTTGCTTCAGGTCTCAATAGAGTGAGCTGATCGTCTACCATAGTCTTTATAACGGTCTCGTTTTCAGACGACAGACCCAGAGACTGTTGATTGTCATATGCCTGAAGCTGATTCAAGAAATTTGCGCCCAGAGTACTATTCTGATTCTTAAATGACCTGAACAACTCATTGGTCGTCTCAATCTTAAAATTTTCTGTAATTACCTTTGCCATTATTCTTTTCCGTATTTATTAAACTGGGCGTTGCTCTCTAGTGCTAGGACCTATTATATATGGGTATACCGGAGTATTTAAGTTGCCAGGCGAGAACGTTAAGAAGTATGCATAAGTTCCTGTATCGTAATCAGGAGTCTTACAAAATCTTCCATTATATACATCTAGTGTGCCTAGACTAGACACATATTCATAATCCTCTACAAATGACCCCGCTGGCAATTCAGCATATGTAAAGCCTCTTCCACCCTCTGCATTATACTTCGTTCTATATGAGCTTGTCATCTGAATAGCAGGATTTGAAACTGAGCCGACTTCAGTCGCACTCGTGTATCCATAGGGACCGTATATGGGATATCCGTCAAATGCAAATCCCAATATCTTTGAGTGTCCGTCAGGATGTCTCGTATTATCACCACCAAAAGCAGTTGCGCTAAGATATGTAGTAGACGCTATATACTGCGAATTATTCTGCATTCCATTCTTATAGAATGCTCCACTTCTATATCTATACTCTCCACCAGTTTCAGGTCTACCACCACAAGCATCAACTCGAAATTCAGTTGGATTGTCTACAGTGTTCCATGTGAAGTTACTGGGTGCCGCTGTAGAAGATACTGGTAAAGTGAGGCTACTAGATGCTGAGGTATATATCACTACTCCATTTGTAGTAATCCCCACAGGACTAGTTAGTGATACAGCCTCGGGATCAACAGTGTTACTTCCTCCTCTATACTTAAACGAAAAGTCATTGACTTGATCCTGTATAGTCGAGCTATCTGGAAATACTCTAGTGGTTCCGTTATTCAATAAAGGAACTCCTGCTTTCACAGGATATGGATCACCGTCACTTGTAATCTGTAATGTAGCCATCTAGTTAATTCCCGTTAATATTGTCGATCTGCATTTTTAATCTCTGTTATATTTGAGCTACAGTAGTTGTTGCTACCATAATATTATTCCCGTCTTCGTCTACATAGAAATCTCCATCTGTAGTCAAAAGCTGACCTGATCGTATTTCATAAAATGTAAACTGAACACTTAGGTCACTATCTAAGTTATTATCACTATTTATCATAGGCGTACTGAACAGTTTCGTGCCCGCAACACCGACAGTGTCCTCAATCAACGGCTCATATTTTTTAGGATCTACGATTGAGGATATATCGTATGAATATTCTTGATAATAATTGTTGTCATGGAGTCGCTTGGTCTTGTCACTAAGAAATGATGTTTTTGTTTTCCATCTTCCTTCTGTCTTTCCTTGGCTCAGTGTTCGAATTGAAGCAGTCGCAACCGTCTTATTATAATATGCGCTGTCTTCGTCTATATTAACAATCTCAATAGATTCTTTATCATCATATCTATATCCAGTTTTGATAATCGATATCTCATCTATCTGTCCCACTTCGTAAGATGCTACTCCACTGACAACAGCATTCGAGCCCATAGGCAAAGACGTTGGATCAGTTGACGCTGTAGCGATATTCTTATTAGTGTTTACTATTTTTACTGGAAGATTTTCGTCGAATCCGTGAAAGCTAAGGGGTCGAAAGTAGAATCCGTTATCGACCCTCTTAATATACTTAGCTTTCGCTGTATATGGAGATGTGCCACCTGTAGTGAGTGTGAAAGTAGTTGGAGAGTTAGTATATCCTGTACCTACAGTGCTTGCACCCAAAGCCTCTAGTCCAGATTCAGTGATGTTACCAGACTGGTTAATCTCTACGTCTTCTATTGTTCTATTCTGGGTGATTATATCACCAGCTTCTAAGAAGAAATCGACCGTATCGAAAGTCAGTATAATGTCTCTCTTACCGAACTTAGCAATGTTATCATGTATCACTAGAGACTTGACGTTATTCTCATAATCAGTACCGGTAGATAATATTTTCAAAGAGTCGATTGTGCCTATCTTTACTGTGATAGCGGCAAATGCGTCTCTGAATGCAGTATCATAGTTTTCGGCAGAAGGACCAGACATTCCATAATCTTCACCATTATCTCCAGTGCCGCTGTTGTTTTCATCGATAATCTCATCAACGAAGTCGCCGATCTGATCAATAACCAGAGTGACTGTCTCTACGTTAGATAATTCGCCAATCTCATATGAGGCTGACCCGTTGAAAGCGCCAAAGCTATCTACTGTCACTGAATAAGGAGAGTTTTCACTAAGCGGAGAGTCGCCTCTATGTCTATCAATAGTAAATCTTGGATTAGGCAAATTAGGTAGTGTCACTGTCGTGCCTGCCTGATTACCGCTACCAGGACTTATGAATCCCGTGTTGCTGGGTAAGTAGTCTGGTGTGCTACTCACAACGAACTTCGGAAAGATATCGAACCTGGAATAAAGTGTAAACAGCCTATAAAGATATCTGCCCCATTCGGAGGCATCATATGCCGCTGGGTTCAATCCTACAAAGTCCGTCACTGGTGTTATCGCAGTTGAAGAATGTACTGTACTGTATGACGTTATAACTTGAAAGTCGTCTGTCGTCACTGTACCAGTATTCATAAAGTCTGCAATGCTACCTGTACCATCTACTGCGTCAGTCTTTTTAAAGTTTCTAGTATAGTTAAAATACTCATTAGGTATATTGTAGCTGTTCGGCGTAATTAGATTCGCAAATGCCGCTGCGAGAAGATTGATATCATTGCCACCCTGTGGATAAGTCTTGCTATGAAACGCTTGAACTTCGCCTAATGTATTAGACTCTATAAACAAGAGGGGGTGAACATATTCGATTACTTTAGCAGATCCACTGACAGAGTACTGAGTTGCACCTGCGTCACTCGATCCTGTATAAGAGATACTGCTGCCTGAACAGACGATAACGTCACCCGGCAGAAAATCTACATAGTTGCTGTTTGTCGTTCCGTCAGCATTAGTAGGAGTATTTGATGAATCGATAATCATTACTTGATTACTGATTCCGACGTTGTTAGTTGCAGCCAATGAAGTAGGATCAACATAGCCGAATCCACCATCTTCAATATCAAACTCAATCCTTCCGGTCTGAGTCTGAGAAGTCTTTGTAACTCTTCCCTCGCCATCAATACCAGTAAGACTAGATTTAAACTTAACCGTATCGCCCACTCTCTGAGAAGGAAGTCTATTCAGTGGACTCACTGTTACCGAACTAATGGATCCAGATATTAGCTTACCAGCATTAAATACTGACTCGACACCGTTATTATCAACTGTCACGATAACGATAGAGTCATCAGACGAGAAGGTGCCTGCGATATTCGATAGATAAATGATAGGAGATAGTGAGCCCGAGAAGTTGACAAAGAGTACCTCATCAACAAAGGCTGTAGCAAGCGATATGTCGCCACGTATTCTATTCCCTTTCTTGATAGGATAATCATCTACAGTATATACTGGCTTCATTTCTAGATATATGTCACCGCCCCAGATAGAGTCTGACGGCCGTAGAATAGCAGTACTAGGATAGAATATCTCAATTGATTCATCAAAGAAGAGTCTGAACATAAGCTCAAGAGACTGTTGAGTACCCTTCCTCTTGTACATATCTTGGATGTGCTTAATAATGAACCGTACATCAAGTGCTGTGTCAATAGGAAGATCAGCAAGATACTTCTTCTTATAGTAAACAAGAAACGTAGTGAGAGTCGTGTCAATGTCCTTTAACTTAGGAATATCACGATCATTCGTTGCATCATTATGCTGATAGTATGCCTTGACAAAATCTACAAGAAATTCGCCATTCTCCTTATAGAAGTCAGGAAACTGTTCTGCTATTCCCGAGTAGATATCATCTCTTATAGTAACTGACATATATTATGATTCCAATGGACTTACTGTTACCGTTACGTCTTCGCCACGAATAACTAATATTCTATCTTTAGGTGGTCGAATATCTTTATTCACGCTATTAGCTATGAACTTGATTGCCTTATTCTCGAAAGAACTTATATTTAGATTTGACAACTTGATAGCGCCTGTGCTATAATTGACAGTACCAACTGAAGACTTAAAGACACTTTCAACGTCAGTGTTAGCAGTCACAAGCATAATGTTACCGTTACCATCATCTTTCGCTGTAACAAGTGTTCCGTCTACAGTAAACTTAGTAGACTCTATAGCAGGCTTGAATGTAGAGAAGCCAGATATAGCATCAAACGGATATGGCTGTACTAGAGCAGACTCAAAAGAGAATGATGGGCTAGTAGCAAAGTTCAGAATTGGAACATATTCAATGATAGGCTTTGCTACGATATCAGTCGATACGATAGAGCCGTCAATAGCATCTAAGTATGCCGCTAGTCTTGATTGACGGAACGTCTTATTAAAGTCATTGAGATTAGTATTCTGATATGTTATAATACCAGCATTGACTTCGCTCTGTATCTGAGCAGGACTCTTGCTAGTTAGATTAGCATCATACACTACTTTAACAACAGAGCCAACATACATAAACTTAGCAACAACAAAGACAGGCTCAATAGTAAGAGGAGTCTTATCAGATAGATATGATCGGAAGTTGGCGATCTCGTAATCAGCCGCACCTTCACCACCACTAACATCAACTGAGATGATAACCTTTCCAAACTGAGGAGGTATTACTTCATCACCACCATATACACTAATCGCTTGAATGTTGGGAAATCTAGCACGAAGCAGAGTTTCATAGTCTCGTTTCGTTACTGCTCTCTCCTGCACTTGGAGAGCCTTAGGAGCGAACGTCCGAATAGACTCGATGTCTTCCGCCAGAGAGCCGCCAGAAGACAATGATGTTATCGTTACGTTGATCGAAGACGCACCGCCAAAGTTACCGATTGTAAGGGACCCGATTCCATTCGCACTAGGACCGTTAGTTACCCGATAGTTTGCTATAATAGAATCAGTGACCGTTGGCTCAAGACCAAACTTATTTCTACCAAATTGTACAGAGTACTTGCCATCATTCTCGGGCTGTAGATAGAACACTTTGTCATTTGATAAGACACCAAAGATATCAGCTCGATATGTGTAGATTTCGCCATTCACGGTGAGTGTAAGACTTCGTGTGTCGATACCAGCATTAGACAGTACTGTATCAGTGGTAGACAATGTTTCATTAATCATACGACCTTCGTATAGATCAACATCTGTTACAGTGTATAGAGTATCATCGGCAGTAGACCGTACAGCATTATAGCTCTTGTCTGTGAGTAGATTGTATGTCTTGTTACCACATCTTCCTATAAACGCTTTGTTAGCGGGAATACTAAAATAGTTACTATCTAGACCAGGCGCTACAACTGTGATGGTTGCTTTAATAACAGACGATCTTCTACTTGTAGGAAGATAGTTAAGTTCCTTTGCATGACTCAATACGCTATTACGTTGTGTAGCACTATCAAGGAACATCTCTGAGATGGCCATGTTATAGTAGTAGTTATTGTAATATGTGTTATACGACAGCACATCTAACAGGACATTCATGTTAGAGCCTTCGTAATCAAAGTCTTTAAACTTGCTCTGATTCTTTAGAAACGTCTTGAGTGCTTCTTTAGTTTCAGCGAAGTCTAGATTTGTAATTGGTGACATATCGGCCATTTCTATCTTACCCTATTAAGATCAATTGTAAGTGATGATGTATTGTTACTATTTATGACACTGAATACAATCTTCACTGAGAGTTCGTTTGTATCTAAGTTAGCTGATACTTCTACGTCTCGTAGATTACATCTTGGTTCGTAAGTCTTTATAGTAGATTTAATATTCTCTTTGAGTATGAGTATGCTACTAGGATCAATGTTCTCGAATAGCGATCCTCTTATATCACACCCTATGTTAGGTTGAAACAGTCGTTCACCACGATCAGTCATAACTAGATTAAAGATACTCTCTCGTACAGCATTCTCATTCACTATACGAGATAGGTCTGTGCGGCCTGGTATCTGATCCAGATTCCTTGTGAAGTCCGAGAAGAACTCTTGTGATCTTGTACGTGGTGATAATAACATTTATTTTACCCTTTATGGAGTATTTATACGATGAGAATAGATAAGCACTACCAACCTGGTCCTCTATCTCTATTAGTCAGAGTGCTGCCAGGCTGAAACGGTACGATACCAGTTGGTGGCACAAACTTCTTCTTCGGTGCTACTTCGGGCTCTTCAGGTCTCAGCAAGCTAAACGGCACTTCAGTCTCTTCTACTTTACTCGTGATACTAGTATTGTCAACGATGTTTGGTATACCAGAACCATCATTAGTACTAGGCTCTTCTTTGAATGTAGACTTATCATAGAATCTAAACGATGCATCAGGCTCACGTCTCTTTCTATAACCATCTATACTATGAGTTCTCATCATAGCATTGTAGATAGGAGTTTCATTTGAAGCAAATCTTTCACTGGGAATCCATCGAACATTGTTCTCGTCAGCAACAGTACCATCTCTAGCACCAAGATGTAGACGAAGATATGATTTACCCACGGCAATACCAGAGAAGCCTACTCTACTAGCAGCTATGATAGTCTTCTCTCTTATATCTGCAGGCACAAATAACTCTACAGCGAATCCAGAGTACTTGTGATGATATGCAGACTGACCTTGTTGTCTGATCTTGCCGGCTGTTCTACTAGACGATCTGCTCGATGTTCTGGCTTGACCTTGCTTCAATACATACTTCTCGCCAGTGAGAGATGATAGACGTAGTAGTCTCATCCATATAGAGCTATCAACACCCTTCCATTCTTCATCGCTTACTACTTTATCACTAAACGTAATCAATCCAGCTGGACCTACGCCATCTTCACTTCTCGTATTAATATATTGAAGTTCGTCTTGACTAGGTACAGTAAGTGTGATATAATCTACGTTAGTAGGGATAGCAAGAGAACCAGTAGAGGGATCAATATATCCTAGCTCACCTGGTTGTCTATACTTGACTTCGTTTCTGAATGATGATACTTGACCACGAGCATTCTTGATACCAACTCGCACAACATATCTATTTGGGTTATTATCAAGAGCAGCTTCATTGATCTTCTCGCTTGCAATCTCTTTCTTCTCTTCGGCAATGACCTTATCTACTCTTATAGCACCTGCATCAACAGCTTTCTTCTCTTCTACTTTATCCTGTGTGTCAAGCACCGCAGTCTCTTTATTAACTTCACTCACTATCTCATTAAGCTCATCAACTGGTCCTAATAGCATATCTTTTAGTATCTCGGTGAAGTTACATAGTTTGAACATAATAAGACCAACATTCTCTAGTGTAGGTCGTTCAAAGTTACTAACCATACCAGTGATGAATGCGCTTACTTCATCTTTGATACGCTGTATATTCTCAGGCGAAAAGAACTCTACTATCTCAGTCTGAATCTTATCAATTATCTTACCAATCTTAGCACGAGCAGCCCCGATTATATTAGCCAGATTAGCGAGTGCGGCTTTGATAGCATCGTCGATCTTCTTGGTTATCTTCTTTACTAGTTCATCCACGGCCTCTAATAGCTTCTTCTTCATCTCTTCTAGAGTAATCTTCTGAGCTAAAGAGATGGCCAACTTAGTTATGTCGAGATCTGGAAATGTTAACCCGGCTAGATCAGCAATAGTGTTGTCAAGTAGAAGAAGTCCAGCTGATAGCAAGTCAAGTATCTTCTGATACTGTCCACATACACCTGCATTGATAGCAGACCCGAAATTGACATTAAGGAAGAAGTCAAGAGATTTTAGAAAATCAGTCAACGTTGACGATAGACCGTTAAGTACATTGAAGTTCTCAAGAGCAAAAAGAATATCGCTCATGTCAATATTGCTATCTATTGCGAAGGCTGCTATCTCAGTGAATGTGATAGGTGATTGACTAAATCTGTCAAATAGTGTAGGATAGTCAGTTAATAGGATTGCGTTATTGTTAGCGCCGTTGTTGTTATTGTTAGTATTACCTGTAACAGTGTCAACGCCTGTGTCTGTGGCACCACCAGTACCATTGGCACCACCTGTACCACCTCCTGTACTAGAGCCAACAGCCTCATCTAGTATACCATTCAGTCTATTCGTGACATCAATAATCGTCGCTCGATCTACTCTGTCAAGAGGATCAGCTTGCGATGTTAATGCTGATAAATCAATGATCTGCCCAGGCTTAGTAGTGAGATCAGAGAACTTACTAGTAATTGGCGTTGTGTTATTACATACTATCGACATTTAGTTCACTCTTTTTGTTGACAATTGGCAGATTTGTGTTATAATAGAAGTTGCATCTGTTGGTTCTGTATTTATTAATCATCGTCTGATCTCATGATGCTAGTAATACCATGCCACCATCTCTTAGTGACAGCTGGTATTTCAGGAGTGACTACGTTTGTTATCTCTTGGGGCTTGACAACTTTCGCTATCTCTGCTAAACTTATATTAGGTACAGCTCCTGTTGCTTTCTGTATTAACTGTGGTGCTATAGATGCTGTG